GTAACATACGGCTCGTCCTTGCTGGAACGAAGCATCGAGAACTCAAGCACCCTGACTCTGGTCGTCAGTTCGACGATCTGTGCCGTCATGCGCTTCGCGTCGGTCATGTGTTCGCTGACGACGAACATGATCAAAGCCATCATGAAACTGATCAGTCCGACGATGGCCCACCACGCGCCCTTGAGCCAACTCATGCGCTTGATCTCGTCTGTGTCATGGGCAATGAACTCCCTCCGGTGCTTCTCCAGTTCAGCCGCAATGCGATCAGTCGCCCTCGTATTGCTGTCGAGAGCGGTGTTCGTTCCATCCAGCGACATGTTGATCTTCGACAGCACCAGCAATGTCGCTTGTTGCACGGGGTCATGCGACTGCGCAATCAGATCGTCAATGCGACGACCTGTTTCGTGACCCCCTCCACGCCTGTCGTTGTGCAGTTCATCGTGGTCCGGTGGCGTCACATCCTTCTCCTAGAAATTGGTGCCGAAAAACATGCTCTTGACGTTGACGGCTAACTTGTCGACCTCTTTAAGACCGAACCCGACCCACGCCATGTCGCTGGCAGTGCCGCCGAAGTTGAGGTTTGAGTAGCCGTCGCTCAATCTGCCTTGCGAGCCGAGTAGATAGGTGCTTCCGGTGGACCCACTGATCAGCAATTGATAGCCGTAGGTGCTGTAAATCGACGGCGACCATGTATCGGGATTCCACGCATGGCAGAACAACATACCAACGAAGCCGGAGGCTGGGTTGCCCCCGGACGGACCGCCGCCAACTCCGGTTGGGGCAGCACTATCGCTGCCGGTCTGGACCCCGTAGTAACTGTCGGCGACGCGAAATTCCTTGTTGGACGTATTGGTGCGCATTAACCATGCGCCGTAATACGCAGTCGATGCCAACGTGAACGACATGTTGGACATGCCGCTGGATGCGGTGATGTCTCTGGCGTAGACGTAGACAGGATCGCCCAGCGCAGAAGTGCCCCCTACCGTCGTCCATCCGGCAGACGGCGTGACGCTGGCAGTCAAAATGATGAAGCAAGTATCTCCGGCTTGATATGTGCCGGGAACCATGATGGATCGTGAGCCAGAGGGGATCGACCCCTCGCTGGCGGTGACGTAGGAAATAGCCATTACACTGCGCCAACCTTAGACAGCGATTGAACGATGCTCGTCCCATCATAGAAAAACGTAACGATGGTTTCTCCATTGGCGGTTAAGTTGACAGCAGGAGCCGATGTCGCCCCAAGCCAACGTGATCCAGAAATTCCCGCCCACGTGACAGCGTAATTTCCGGTCGCGTTCTGGATGATGCGCAACTGATAGTGCCCGACTCCCGGCATGCCGCTGATTGTGACCGTACACGCTGCGGTCATAGTCAGTTTTTGCTTTTGCCCAGTGGCGAAGTTGATGGTGATCGACGATCCGCTGTTGCCGTTGTTGACCTCGCCATTAAAGATCGCGGTCTTGAGACCACTCAAGGCGTAATTGCCGAAGGCGATGTCGCCTGTCAGTGTCGCGCTCGCCAGAACGCTAGTGACATTGGCGGTCGTCAGGCTCAACGTGCCGCCGAGAGTCAGGTTGCCAGAACCCGTGACCGTGCCAGAGAGCGTCATCCCGCTGACGGTGCCAGTTCCACCAACACTGGTCACGGTGCCTGTAGTGCTGCTGGTGCCGGCACCTATCGCGGTCCTGAACGACGAGGCGTCCAGAGCAGTCAGGGTATTGTCGGCATTGACGCGCAGGAACGTGATCGCACTGGGGTTGGTCAGCGTGAACATGTTGCCGCCGACTGTGGTAGCTCCCAGCGACGTGCGACCAGTGGCGGCAGTCAGCCCCGTAGCGCCACCGTCCCACTTGTTGCGATCAGTGTAGGCAGTGTCCCAGTTCGTCGCACTAGCGGTCGTCGGGATGACGTAGCCCGCAGTCAGTGTGATCGCCAACGTGCCGGAGTTAGTGACCGGGGTGCCGGAGATCGACAGTCCGGTGGGCACCGACGCACCGACTGACGTGACAGTGCCGACTCCCTTCGCGTTCCACGTCGACTTCTCTGCATCAGTCACGAAGCGGTTCGATGCGCTCAACGTGACCTGTGCTGCGTCGCCGAGACCGAGGTTCGTGCGCGCCGTTGCAACCGCAGCGAGATCGGACAGGTTGCTCGCCTTCTGAAGCGACAATTCGCCAGAATCGAATGACGCCCCGGTTGCGCGAATCTCGATGCGGTCGCCTGTCGTCCAGTTCCGCGCCGTCGTTCCTTCTTGCGCCCGGACGATGGTGCCGAACGAATCTCCAGTGCGCGCCGTGACCTTGACGACCTCCCACAGCGACTCGACGCTACCGGTCAGTTTGTAGATGGTGACGAGGAACCAGTCGCCGCCAGCAATGGTGGGGAACTTCGCTCCGTCCCCGGTCGCCACGGTGAGCGACGTTGCGCCAAAGGCAATGTCAGCCGCCAGTGTCGTGGTGGCATTGTTGGCATATAGGCGGCGGGCCATGTCAGGACTCCTTGATCTTCACGATGATTTCGTCTTGAAGGACGCGACCTTCGTTCGTGGTCGTCGTCACTTCCAGCTTGTAGGTGCTTCCATCTGCGCCGCCGCTGACGAACGATCTCACTCGCTGCTCGGTCGTGATAGACAGAATGGCTTCTGCGCTTGCTTGAGTGAACCACGACCCATTGACCTTGAGCAGCGCAATGCACTCCATGGAAGACAGCGACTTCACGCCCTGTCCGTCAATCAGTTCCGATGAACTGACGGTAGCTAAATTGCTCGTTTCAGAGTTCGCAACAAACAACTCTGTCAGGTCTGCAAGGGCCGGTATTGTCAACGTGACGTTGCCGGGAACCAGAAATAGGTAGCCGTTTTCACCAGCCTCGACATCATGGTTGGCAGTGACCACGTGCTTGCCGGCGTACGTCTGCGTGTTTACCAGAGCAATGTATGCCGACTGGATGTCTTCGTTCTCGTTCAAATCGTCGTCGTACACAACGGCATACGACTCGATCTCCGCTGGTTGCTTTGTCATCTTGGCTAGGATCGGCACTACTGTCTCCTGAATTCCTTGACCAGCATCGGCCTACGAAACGTGCGGTCGTCATCCTCTGCGGCGAGCGGGTTGACCCACAACTGACCAACAACGGTGAACTCCAATGACGACTGCCCGAAAAAGGCTATCTTTGCGTACAGGTCGCCACTGATGTTGAAGGTGATCTCCGTTGTTCCGGCACATTCAATTCGAACAGACAGGTCGGACGCAGCGTCCAGCGTGATTCCAGTGTCGCCGGCCAGCCCGACATTGTTGATCAGCGTTCCGACCAGCGAGAACGAAAGCCCGGTGTCTCCGGACAGATAGTTCTCAACGTAGAGCTTGTCAGTGGCGGTGACATTGAACGTGATGCCGGTCGTGCCTTGGCTGAATACGCCAAGGACTGCCATGTTGCCGGTTGCTCCGAGCGTGATGCCGGTGCTGACTGTCGGCATCTGCTCCATCTGCACTTCAGACGCATTGAGCGTGATCCCCGTGGTCCCGGCGAGATCGATCAGTGCGTTTGAATAGTGCCCTTGGTTTAGGGCACTACCGTTGACAACATCGTAGTCCATTACACAGCAGTCACTTGCAGTGTGCCAATAGCCCAGAACGGCACGTCACTGATGTTCAGCGTCTTGCTCGACGCCAGCGAGCCGTAGTAGAGCATGTTGCCGTTGCTTTCCGCGTCCCAGACGCCGAAGTGCGAGACCGTGACGGCAGCGATGGTGACGGCACTGAACTGGATCGCCACCGAGTTCGATGTAACGCCGGCAGTCGGTGCCGGGAACGTGCCGGCTTTGCGCAGATACCACGTGGCAGTGAGCTTGTCGATTTCGTTTGCGCCAGTGGTGCCGGGGTTCGCGGTGTGCAGCGACACGTAAGCCGTGGCGACGGCAGACATGGCGACGTTCCGAAGCGTCAGGTCGATAACCTTGGCAACGAGGTATGCTGATGCGGGCATGGTGAGACTCCTATGCGAATTTCCTGCCACGCACCTTCAGTGGGGCAGACGAGTTAGCAGACAACATCATTCCTTTGGTGCGGGAGATTTCGAACCTGTACTGCTGGTCGTACAACTGCGACAACTGCGGGTTTGACCACTTGCGTCCCGGCAGCATCATGAGGATTGCCAATGCTCCCTGAATGATTGCGGTCGAGTGCTTGTTGAACACGTCCGCGTCGACGCCCGCGCCATTGGATGCAGACGGTGCCAAGATGACCTTCGTACGCAGCACTGCGGACTCGGTCGTTGACGGCATCGGCACAAGGCGAATGGTCGAATCAGTTGGACGGAAGTAGTAGAGGGGGGTCGACTCGGTGTCATGCCATCCGGGGATGGTGAGATCGAGTTGTTCAGCGGTCTTCGGATAGAGCGGGGTGCCCTTGAATACCACCGACATCAGGTGGGCAGGGATGGTGCCTGACGGGAAGTCGAGATCGTAGTCGGCGACCCCTGCCGTGACGTTCTGCGGATCGTTCTCTTGCTGCCAGCAATAGGACTCGTAGCAGAACTTGAACGCCGCCCGACGCAGTGCGTCGTATGCGATCACGTCCGGGCAGTCAGCCAACTGCACTGACATCAGTGGCAGAAACTGATCCCATGTGACGTTCATTTGAGTGCCTTCACTTTGTTGACGAAGGTCGTCATGAACAGTTGAGTGCGCTGCGGACCAACCTCTTCCGCTTCGCGCGCCTCGCACATGCCAACCATGTAGTCGACCAGCAGATTGGTGTACGCCGTCAGTCGCTCATCGAGCGAATCGACTGCGGTGTAGGGATGGATTGCGATGTGTTGCACCGTCAGGGTCGTGCCGGCAATCGCCGGGGGGTAAACGTCGAAGGTGTACCGGTCTCCGGGGATGCGCATCCACGCCGAGACCACGCCCTGTCTGACCTTCGTGCGCCAAGCCGGCTGGAAGGCGTCTAGGGCGTCTTTGTCGTTCTCGACCACCGCACCCCCGCCCTTGACCTCCAAGACCGCCACGATGCCCTTGGAGCCAGCCGTAGCGAACGATTGGCGCGGACCGGCGATGCAGACGTGGTCGGCGTACGCCATGAACGATGCCGGCAAGTGGTCCGAGAGAATGTTGAGTGCATCGTTCAGGTATTGAACGAGGTCGGTTGCTGAATAGCGAACCCCTGTCACGTCTTGCAGCAGACCTCTGGCTTCGGCGATCAGGGTGGCGACAGGGACAGCCATCAGTTACTCCTTGTCCGGGGGCAACGGAACCAGTTCGGCTTGCAGCGGCTTGGTCTTCCTGTTGCTCTCCTTCAGCCCGCCGCCGAACTTCTCCGGCACGTCTTCGTGCTTGATCTCGACCATGTCAGGCCGGGCAGCCAAGTACTGATTCCACTGATAGAAATCGCCGCTTGGCGCTTGCCGCAACCACCGCTTTTCGCTCATTTGCTGCTCCCTCGCATGTATGAAAAAAGGGGGGCAGAGCCGAAGCCCGCCCCCCTTGGTGCCGTCATTGTACGCCTGACAGCCTTTGCCGTTTACCGGCAGTCAGCGATGATCAGGCTGACGTTGAAGACCGCTGCCTTGTAGGTCAGCGTGCCGCCCAGCGTTGCCGTCAGAACCGCAGCCGTGGTGATCAGTCCAGCCGCGCCCGTGAACACCGTGGCAGCAACCGAGTTGATCGAGGTCGCCGCAAGCAGCGTGATCGCCGTGCCGGTCGTCGCCAGAGCGACAGTGCCCGCCGAGCCTTCCACCGTCTTCACGTTGAGCGCACCACCGAGGTAGTAGCAGCCCACCGGGATGTCGGCCAGTTGCAGCACGTCACCCGAAGCGAAGCCGGCGGCGGGGCAGAGGTAGCCGCGCTGCGACAGATCGATGGTGTACGACAGGACACCAACCCGGTTGTTGCCAATCCAAGGAACATTGGAGTTGGTCTGACCGGTAAGACCGATGTTGTAAGTTGCCATTTCTGTTTCTCTCTTTCTGGTTGGTCAGTGGGTCAGGTCAGTTACGCCTTGTACCCGTACAGGACGCCGAGTGCTTCCGGCTTGGTCGTCTTGAACCCGAACACGTTCAGGCCGCGAACGATGTCGCCGAAGGTCGATTCGGCCCGCAGGGTTTCCGTGTTCGTCATCTGCGATGCGAAGCAGACGGCGTCACGGGTGCCGAACGGCATGTAGAACGAGCGGCCCGGAGTTTCCGACGCATTGGGCAACTGATTCGACACGTACAGGGTGAAGCGGTCGATCATGCCCAGACGACCGTTGCGGATAACCGACTGACCGTCACCGGTCAGCGAGGCGTCCTTCAGGTCCGACTTCTTGATCTGGGCAGCGAGCCACGGGGGGATGACCAGCCAGCGACCCGACTCCGGCACGTTCTGTTCGTCCAGAACCTGACCGGCATCGATGATGCGGTCGAGGACGTTCATCTTCGTGACATCGACGGGCGTACCCGACACACCGAGAGCGATGTTGCCGGAGATCGCGCCAGCGGTATTGCCCTTGTTGGCGGCGACCGGGTCGGCGTAGATCGACGACAGGACGAGACTGTCGATGGCGATCTTCATCTGTTCGGAAGCGTCGTTGCTGAACATGTCCATCAGGTTCACGTCGGCCTGAACCTTGTCGACATCATCGACGACGAAGTCGAAGTACTTGCCCTTGTCGATGTTCAGACTGATCGGGTCGGACGACGGACGTTCGTGGACGAGCGTCTGGCCCTTCTGATAGTCCTTGATGGTGATGTTCGGGATCGACCGGATATAAACGATATCGCCTTGCGCTTTGATATCGCCTTCCCAGTCGTTGTTCGTGATCTCGCCCAGCACCGTCGCCTTGTAGAACTTGACTTGGAGCTTGCCAGACCAGATTGCCGGTACGAAATTACCGGACTCGACACGTGCGCCTGCGGTGGGAAACGGCATGACTTATTCCTTCATTGTGTGGCCCTTCACCGTGGTCGGTATCGACCGTCTTGTACGGCTAGGGCAATGTCTTGCTCAATTCGCGCACCCTCGGTCTCCGAAATCTTTCCCTTGGCATAGTCGTGGTAGAACTGATCCACTTCTGCTGAAGTCCACGTCCTGCCCTTTACCGGCGTCGGCGTTGATGTCGAACGCGAGGTAGAGGGGGTGGTCATGGTCTCAAGGTTGGGCGCGGGTGCGCTCCGTTGTGTGAGCTTCCACTTGGCAATGAGCTTGGCGACGTAGTCTGCTTCGCCGGAAGCCATGGCATCGTTGAGCAAGTCTTGGCGCTGTCTCCGGGCATCAGGGTCGTACTCGGCCAGCCACGTTCTCCACGCCTGATTCTCGTCCACCGTTTTCCAGTCTGGAGCGAGGCGAGTCAGTTCGGAGTAGAACGACGCCTTGGAGTTCGATTCGCCGGTCGCTACAACTGTGTCGACCTTGGCTGTCAGTTCAGCGATGGTGTTCATCAACTGGGTCCGCTCCGCACCGAACTTCTCTTCGGCGGCGCGTTGCACCATGTCAAAGAAACCTTCGCCGTACTGCTCGATCTCTTCCGGCTTGATCAGTTTGGCTTGCGGGTCCGGGGGTGGTGCTTCCTTCGCCCGCGCGAGTTCTGCCTTCAGCGCAGCCAGTTCGGCAGCCAGTCTCGGCACTTCAGCCGAGTACTTCCCTTGCAGCACCCGGAACCGTGTCTGCCACGTTTCCGCGTTTGGGTCGTCGTCTGGTTTAACCGCTGCGTCTGATGCCGCAGTGGGCTGCCCTTCGACCGGTGTATCAGTCGGCGTCACCGGGGTATCTGCCGGCGTTGCCGTGGTCTCTGGCGCAGTGTCCGCTGCTGGGGTCGTCGGTGCCGGTTTCCCGTCGCCGTAGACCTGTGCTTCCAACTGCTGCAATGCTGCTTCCTGCTCTTTTGCTTTACGTGAAAGACCCATGATTCCTCACAAAGTTGAGCCGCCTCACACGTTCGGGAGCGTCAATGACGGATTCCGTTCCGTTTCCGATGCGGTGTTCATGACTGCGAGCGTCGTGGGGAAACGTGTTCGCAGTTACTTGGGCAGGAGCGATGGTGACTGATCGACCGCTTGCACGATCTCATTCAGCACCTGAAGCGCCCCTTGTTGGTGACGCAGTGCAACCTCGTCACGTTGCATGATCATGTCGCTATACAGGGATTCCCTCGATTCCTGCAACCACGACATGAATGCCTTGAACTCGTTGGTCGGACGAAGCTGCACCAGTGACTTGATCAGTCTTTCGTCCGCGACTCGATTGAGCATGGGTTAGAACGACGCGATCAGGAATTCCCAGACGCCGTCAGCCGGGTCGACCGTGCCGCCGATGGTCTTGAGCAAAACGGTGTTCGCCGCACTGACGCAAGCCGAGCAGACAATCGCTTCCGAAGGGGTGAGAGGGAAGACAGCGAGAACGCGGTCGGTCGCCTTGACGCCGGTCAGCGTGACCGAGGTCGACTGCGCAACGCCGCCGGAGTGCGCACCGATGGTGACGGTGCCCGACGTGTACTTCTTGATGCCCTTGATCGGCGTACCGCTGGCGGCAGAACCACCGACGATCAGTTCGCCACAAGTCAGACTTTCATGACGTGCCATCTACTTCTCCTTCATCAAGTGTAGAAATTCGGTCCGTTGCGCTGCTTCGAACCGATACCGGTACTCTGGTAGTGAACGTCCACGAAGAACACGAACGGCTCACTTGCGTTGCCACCAGAGATCGTCGGGATCGTGACCATGGTGAAGTTGACCCCGATGATGCCGTCAGGCTCAATCAGTGACGTGTTCAACTGATTGACCCCACCCCCCACCGTCGACAGTTGTAGCTCTTCGATCTGCGTCGCGTGCTGCGGAGCCTTCGTGAGATTGAGCGATGCGTTCGTGAACGTGAGTGTCCCCGGCGTCGTCGTCGCCATTTGCGAGTAGCCCTTGGCGTACGTGAATTCCATCGTCGCCACGATGCTTCCACTGATCGACGTGCCGTTGTGGCCCCAGTGGTAGTGCAAGTACAGGTTCGACCCGGTCAGGTAGTCGTGCGGGATGTGGAACTCGTTGTCGCACTTGTCGGTCGCCGAGAACCTGAAGCGCCGGATGCCGCCAATGTAATTGTCGAGCGTCGGCGCATTGACACCTTGCTGGTCAGGCAAGACCAATCCGATGATGTCTTGCCACGGGTAGGACGGCGACGACGTATCGACCCGTAGTCCCTTGCCCGCTGTCTTGGGCATGATGACGCCGTCGCCAACGTACAGTTGGCTGACGCTCAACTGTTCGTGATTTGCCATCAGATTGTGCCGTACCCGAACGCTGCGGCAAGCAGGGTCGCCGACGAGGCGTGCTTGAACCAGAGCTTGCTGAAGGCGTCGAGCAGCGTCAGTTCGACGATGGCATTAGCCGGGACATCGAAATAGTTCCCAGCCGAGGCATTGGAGTACTGCCACGTGGTCGCGCAGGACAACTGCACCGACGCCACTCGGAAGCCGCCGGCCCACGTGATCTGCGAAGCAGCCGACGTAATGGTCGCGTTTTGCACACCGACTCGGTCGTAGTAAATCTGGACAACTGCGCTCATGCTGCTCTCCTTCGCCGTAGGGCAATGAGGGTGGTGATGATCTCTTCGTCGGTCGGATTGATGACTGACCTGACACCGCAAATCGGGGTCGTGACTGTCGCCATCAGCCCCTCCACTGCCGCACTGGAACCGGTCGCTGCTGACGCCACGCACGAACTGACATCGATGGCGGCTCCATCAGTCGCGCAGCATACCGACAATCGCGCGTCTGCCATAGCGCACGTGGCTTCGACCGGGCGCGACTTGGCGTACGCCTGAACCGAGACTGATGCCGAGACACTGGCTCGACCGACGCTGACTGACACAACCGGGATCGGCTCGATACGAGCGACCGTCCGAACGGGGGCAGTAACCGTCCCAGCGGCCCGCGCAACCCCGACAGACACGCGAATCCGGGCGGCAACCGCAACCGCCGCCCGCACAGACTGGACGGCGTAGAACCCGAACTGGCTCTTGCTCCGGCGCTTGGTCTCTTCGGCCAGCGTCCATCTGGCCGAGGACGTGGAGACCGCGACCCCGGTGATCGAGACCAGTGCCCCAAGGAACCCGGTTGCGGTCGAAGTAGAAGAGGCAGTCCCGGCAACCGGACGTACGAGGGTTCCGCTTCCCCCATCGGCTACTGAACCGGTGCTGCCTGACTCGCTGGATGCCACCGCAGACAGGAATCCAGCCCCTGTGAGCGATCCATTTGCCCCGGAGGTACTGGCGGCAGTCCCAGAGAAGAATCCGGGCGCTTGGGGCGTTTCCGGCCCTTCCCAGTTCCCGTCCCAGACCCCGTCCCATGGGCCGCGCCAGATCATTTACGCTCCGTCGCGGGTAGTGATCGTGCGCGAGCCAGCCGCCAGCGTCCCGGCGATCCGGGTCTTGGAGCCGTCCAGCGACTTGAAGGCAGGGTTCGAATCCAGCCCCGTGGCGTTGCCGGCGGCATGCGCGGCCAGCAAGCGGAAGACTTCTTCTGCCGTCAGTCCAGCCTCGATGGCTTGGCTCCAAACCGCGTCGGCCAGCCCTTGCGGCGACAGTGCGGTAG